ATACCAGAGGAATGGTTAAATGAGCGTGATTGAAGTAAAAGAAGAACTCGTCACTGACATTGATATGAACGCTGAGTTTACTAACAAGGGCTTGAGCGTATCCATATATGTTGATGATGTTGAGTTTAAGAAGTGCGTTGACTATGAGATGATGGCCTTTATCATGCTAGAAGATAGCGACAAGTATGATGATGAGAGACTAACATATCTTATCCATCAACTTAGGTTAATGGCCAACACACTAGAGGAAGGTATTGATGGACGAGAACAGTGAGTTTATAAGACACACGTCTTGTCCTCATTGCGGCAGTAGTGATGCTAACTCACTATACAGTGACGGCTCTCACTACTGCTTCTCTTGCGATACCTATACCCCTTCGGATAATCAGGCTGAAGTAGCAACAGAGATGGAGGTTCATGACACGAGCCTCATCCCTCTTGAGTACAAGGAACTGAAGAAACGAAAGCTCACTAAAAAGACCTGTGAGTTTTGGGGCTACGGTGTAGCAAACTACAGAGGACAGGCAGTACAGGTTGCTAACTATCGTGACGCAACTGGTAAACTTCAGGGACAGAAGATACGGTATCCAAACAAAGACTTTGTTGCTGTTGGCAACATGAAGAAGGTTGGACTGTATGGTGAACATCTCTGGCGTGATGGCGGTAAGATGATTACCATCACTGAGGGAGAGCTAGATGCCATGTCATTGTCACAAGTACTAGACAATAAGTGGCCTGTAGTATCCCTACCATCTGGTGTTGCTTCTGCAAAGAAGGCATTAGGTAGGTCAATAGAATGGCTAGACAAGTTTCAGTCTATCATTCTTATGTTTGACAATGACGACAAGGGACAACAAGCGGCACTTGACTGTGCCTCTGTGTTACCACCTAACAAGGTCAAGATAGCCAAGCTACCACTGAAGGACGCTAGTGATATGCTAGTAGCTGGACGTACAAGCGAGTTGTTGGATGCCATGTGGGGTGCTAAGACATACCGTCCTGATGGCATCATTGCTGGTACTGATGTGTGGGATGTGATTATTACTGAGGATGATAAATTCAGTATTGCCTACCCATACACAGGACTACAAGATAAGACAGGTGGGTGTAGACGTGGTGAGATTGTAACGATTACTGCTGGTAGTGGTATTGGTAAGTCTCAGTTTGCTCGTGAGTTGGCACACAACATTGTCAAGTCAGGACAGACCATTGGATACATTGCCCTTGAAGAGAATGTAAAGCGTACTGCTTTAGGCTTGATGTCTATTGAGATGAACCAGCTACTGCATCTAACACAGAAGGATGTACCACATGACGAACTACGAAAAGCTTTTGACAACACTGTCGGATCAGGTAGAGTATTCCTGTACGATCATTGGGGAAGCACTGACTCCGATAATCTCCTATCTAAAATTAGATACCTCGTTAGGGGATGTGATTGTCAATACATCATTCTTGACCATATCTCCATTGTCGTATCAGGCTTGGAGGGTGGCGATGAACGTAGAATCATTGACAATACTATGACCAAACTCCGTGCCTTAGTAGAAGAACTAGACTGTGGTCTTATTCTTGTGTCACACTTGAAGCGTCCGTCTGGAGACAGGGGACACGAGGATGGCGCACAAACTTCTATGGCACAGTTGCGTGGTAGTGCTGCCATTGGTCAGCTATCCGATATTGTTATTGGTCTTGAAAGAAACCAGCAGGATACTGACAACCCAAACATCAGTCAGGTCAGGGTACTTAAGAACCGTTGGTCTGGCGAAACAGGATTATGTTGTTCGCTAAAGTACGACACTAAGACAGGCCGTATGATAGAGACTTTATTTGATGAGGTTGATGAACACGACATAGAATTTTAACTAGCTACTGCGGAGACAGAGCATGAAATTAATATTTGACTTAGAAGCAAACAACCTTCTGCCTGATGTTACTAAAGTATGGTGCATCATTGCGAGGGACGCTGACACTGGAGAGATACACGGCTTTGACCCAGATAGTATCAAGCAGGGTATTGAGTTTCTTAGTAAGGCTGACGTACTCATAGGGCATAACATCATTGACTATGACTTACGAGTACTAAACAAGCTGTACAACTTTGAAACAGATGCAACACTGATTGACACTTTGGTATACTCTAGGACGATATGGCCTGATGTTAAAGAGATTGACTTCAAGCTACACAAACAGGGACGCATTGATGCCAAGCTGATTGGTAGCCATAGTCTCAAGGCATGGGGCATAAGACTAGGAGAATTAAAAGGTGACTTCAATAGTGGTAGCGAGAGCTTTGCAGAGTATTCCGATGAGATGTACGAGTACTGTGTACAAGACACCAAGGTTACAGAAAGCCTATATAAAAAGATTGTTGAGAAGAACTTCAGTCAGGATGCGCTTGATCTGGAAACGGAATTACATACGATGCTTCTTGAGCAGGAAAGACTAGGGTTTCCCTTTGATGTACAATCAGCACAGAAACTCTATACTAAACTAGCATCAAGAAAGACTGAACTAGAAGAACAATTACAGAGTACCTTTGAACCTACTGTGATTGAACTAAAGACTAAGACCAAGACTATCCCATTCAATCCTGCTTCTCGTAAGCAGATTGGTGAGAGGCTTATCAACAGGGGATGGACACCTGAGGATTACACAGAGACAGGTGAGCCTAAGGTAGACGAGACTGTTCTGTCTGGTATTGATATGCCAGAGGCTAAGATGCTGAGTGAGTACTTGTTACTTAACAAACGCATTGGTCAGTTAGCAACAGGCAAACAGGCTTGGCTTAAGATGGAACAGAAAGGACGACTACATGGTAGAGTCAATCATATGGGTGCTGCCACTTCTCGCTGTACTCATTCTAAGCCTAACATGGCACAAGTCCCCAGCGTTGGGGCAGAGTACGGAGAGGAATGTCGTTCCCTTTTCCACGCTCCTCAGGGCTACAGCCTTCTTGGTGCTGATGCTTCTGGTCTTGAGCTTCGTTGTCTTGCTCATTACATGGCGGCTTACGACAATGGAGCTTATGCAGATGTGGTTCTAAATGGTGACATCCATACTACAAACCAAGAAGCTGCTGGCTTACCCACTCGCAACAACGCTAAGACATTTATCTACGGATTCCTGTATGGTGCTGGTGATGAGAAGGTTGGTAAAATCATAGGCAAGGGAGCAGGAGAAGGAAGAAAGATTAAGAACAAGTTCTTGAAGAAGCTTCCTGCTTTGAAGTATCTTAAGGATGCTGTCTCAAATGCCGCAAAGGAACGAGGCTGGCTGAAAGGTTTGGATGGACGTATCATCCCTATCCGTCACAGTCATGCTGCACTGAACACCCTACTACAGAGTGCTGGTGCTATAATCTGTAAGACATGGTACGTTTTTATTAACCGTGCCATTAAGAAGTCAAACTTGGACGCACAGATTGTAGCGTTCATCCACGATGAAGTACAGCTACTAGTAAAGGAAGGACAGGAAGATGCGACAGGACAACTTATTCAGCGATGTATGCGAGACGTTGAACAACACTTCGGGTTCAGATGCAGACTTGACAGTGAATACAAGTACGGAAGAAACTGGGCAGACACCCATTGATAATTGTAACAGTTGTGGCGTAAAGTTAGAAGATAGTAACTGGTCTGATAGTTGGAAAGCAGTAGGAAGAACACAATGTAAAGATTGTTCAAAGAAATATAATGATAAATCTAATGACAATCGAATGTATGTTAATGGTAAGTATGTACCACAGACACACCCATTATACAAAGCAGGTAGGTACAAGTCGTTTGACGATGCTGCTTTCTCTAGCCTTGAGAATTACACACGAAGTAAAGAGGGACAGGTCTACATTATTACTAACTCAGCGTGGCCTGAGTGGGTGAAGATTGGCATGGCTATTGATGCAGAAGATAGGCTCAATGGTTATCAGACTAGCAGTCCCTTCCGTAACTACAAGCTTATGTATTCCGTGTCTACTAAAGACAGACGTAATGCTGAAGCTGCTGCACATAAGGCTGCTGAAAAGATAGCAGAGCGTAGGGGTGAGTGGTTCAAGATGTCAGTAGGGCAAGCGAAGGAGTGCATACAACATGGACTTTGATTTCTTATTCAAGTTGATACTAACGTGTAGCTTCTTCGCTATAACCATATGTCTGTGTATCAAATGGTTGGTTGAATCATACCTAGATTACATACAAGTTAAGATGGGTA